CTATCATGTGTTACCTGAATAGACAAAAGGGTGCGTTCATGATGTTGTATCATCTACAATAGAGGGAAGGAGGTGCGTAATGCGCGAAGATGACCCACGCAATAGCCCAGACTGGCTGCCAGACGAGGCTGTTGAGGCGCTCAACATGGATCGTAGTTTCCATCCAGAAGAGTCTTTGGCGGAGACTGCAAGGCGGATCTACCACGAGAACGCACCAGCAGCTGCTACTTCCGTTGTTCATATTGCGCTCTACGGCTCCAATGAGCGCGTAAGACTGGCTGCTGCTATGTATGTGACGGATAGAGTTCTTGGGCGTGTTGGCGAAGATGTCAACGTCGGCAAGGATTCTCCTCTGGACCTGATGATCAAGAACATGCAGAAGGCTGCAGAGGTTCACGCCAACAACTAGTGACGCTGTCAAACATAAGCATTGCGCGCCCCTGTGGTGTTGCAAAGAGAAGGGGACCCCGTGGCCGTAGAATATGACGTCGAGGCCGAGGTCGCTGCGGTCAAGAAGGCGACCGACGAGTACGAGGCAGTGTACAACACCCTCAAAGCACAGCGCGATGAAAATGTCGCTGACGTAGATGAGGCTTTTGCGAAGGCTCTCTTGCCGGCGCAGGCAGCCCGAGATGCTGCTCTTCTTGCGGCGCATAGGCCTTACTACGAGGCACAGATCGATGATGCTCCAACTCCTGAAGCTGCACTGATTCTCACGGAGCAGTTGTTCGAGAAGTACGCTTCTGATTCCGCAGAGGGGGTGGATGGACGTGGGCACTAAGGCTGGTGGTAAGGTCTCCAAGACTGGGAAGACTCCTGGAGCGGCAGGTACGACCAAGGGCAGCAAGGGTGGCAAGATGTGCTAGACACCCTTTCCAAACCCAAACCCAAACCGTCACAACTGGACATCGCACTACAGCGTGCACAGGAGGAAGCTGAAGAGGCTAACAAGCCTGACCCTGAAGACCCTGTTGCACGTTTCTCCTCAGCGTTCTAACGCTAACGTTTCGAAGGGACTCACATGCACTTCCTCTTCCATCACTTCCACCACCTGCTCCAGCCCCTGTACTTCATCTGCTGAACTCCCTTCGGTCGTACAGGAGAAGAAGGTACGGCCGAAGGGCCAAAAGCAAAAACGCTGAGGGGAGGCGAAAGCTCAGACCATGTATGACAAGGCTACGTACTTCGAGACTATTGGGTATAAGCCGCACGAGAAGCAGTGGCTGTATCACAATAGTCGTGCACGCTTTCGCCTCCCCAACTGTGGACGACGGTTCGGCAAGAGTACAATGGCTGGACGAGACCTTGAGCCAAGGTTGTTTGAGCCAGGTAAGATGTTCTGGATTATTGGCCCTACCTACGACCTTGGTGAGAAGGAGTTCCGTGTTATTTGGAATGACCTCATTATTGGTCAGCAACTAGGCAAAGACCGTAGAGTTAAGAAGTCGTACAACAAGAAGCAAGGGAATATGTTCCTGGAGTTCCCTTGGCAGACAAGACTGGAAGTACGATCTGCTGACCACCCTGAGAACCTTGTTGGCGAAGCTCTCGACTGGGTTATTATGTCTGAGGCAGCTAAGCACAAGGAAGAGACTTGGGAGCGCTTCATTCGGCCTGCACTAGCCGACAAGCGCGGTGGCGGAGACTTCCCAACTACACCTGAGGGCTTCAACTGGCTTTGGCAACTCTGGATGTACGGGAAGAACAAAGAGTTCCCTGAGTATGAATCTTGGCGCTTTCCAGCTTGGGACAACCTAGAGGTATACCCAGGTGGGATTGACGACCCTGAGATTCTCCTCCTGAAGCGTACGATGATGCCTGAGAGGTTCGAGCAGGAAATTGCTGCGGACTTCTCTAGTTTTGCAGGCAAAATCTACCCTGAATGGGACACGGAGAAGCACGTTGGGAACGTCAAGTTTATACCCTCACTACCAAACTACATCGCTTTTGACTGGGGTTATACTAACCCTCTCGCAGCAATCGAGTTCCAAGTTACTCCTGACGACCGCATTCGTGTCTGGCGAGAGCACTACAGGCCCTATACTACGCTCGACGAGCACATTGAACTGCTCAAACGTCGTGACCAGCCCGAGGGTTATCACCTTGACATGGCTTTCGGAGATGCCGCCGACCCTGAAGCGGCTATTAAGGTATCGATCAAGCTAGTTATGTGCCTTGCAATGCCCGAGGCCAAGGAGAATTGGCGCGAAGGCATTGACTTGGTCCGCAGCTTTATGCAGGACCGTCCAAGCAACGAGGTTATTGACGAGTATGGAACTCCTGGTCCTGAGCGACCTGGCTTCGTTGTAGACTTTTCCTGCGAAAACTTGATTCGTGAATTCAACAACTACAAGGCACCAGAGTCTGTCAAGGGCCGAAATGTTCCCGAGATGGGTAACAAGACAGAAGACCACGCACTAGATGCCATTCGATATGGTATTGTACACAAGTACAAGTTCGGTGCAGGCTCATCTCTTTCCGAAGTTTATGGTGGCGGAAGAACTTCTGACTCTTCAGAGCAAGAAGATGGTGGCTTCTTCACACAAGACGTTAGCCACTTTGATAGTGGAGACGAAGAGGCCGGCTTCTTTACTAATGCAGGGAGCTTCTGATGGTAATCGATAACCGACCCGACACACGGAGTCGCTTTCGTGACCTCGTCAGAAACTTCAACGGCTTGCCCCTGTGGTCTCGACGTAAGCCAGAGGCTGAGTCTCTCTCGGTGTCTCAGGGCATTAGTATGGCTAAGTTGCTTGCTGACTATGACTTGCTTGAGACAGTAATCGAAGATGGCGTTGACCCCTTCCTTATTGTTGCACCCAAGAAGCTTGCTGACGGTGGCCACAACGCAGACTCAGCAGTCTTCAATGAGCTTGGTACCGCTGCGCCTAGTCCATTCACGTCACAGTTTCGTAAGGAATACAATCGTGACTTGCAGGGACTTGAAGGTCTTAAGCGATACGACCAGATGCGCCGTAGCGACGGTACTGTTAAGTCTACTCTTCGTCTTGTTAAAACTCCTGTACTTGCTGCGCGTTGGTTCTTCGAGCCGTACCGCGCCAACGACGATGCTGATGTAAAGAAGGTCGACCAGACAGCTTCGGATTTCATTGAGAAGGCGCTCTTCGAAGAGATGTCCATCTCCTGGAGTCAGGTGCTCGTTGAGTCTTTGATCATGTGCGACTTCGGTTACTACATGTTCGAGAAGGTCTGGGAGAATCGAGTTGTCGATGGAACGATGCGCACAGTTCTCAAGAAGCTTGCCCCGCGCCACCCCATGGATGCCCTCGTTTGGGAGTATGATGGCAACGGTGGGCCTGCTGGCGTATGGATGGCTGGCGAAAGTGGTTTCCCTCAGGATGACTACTTCATTCCGATCGACAAGCTTCTGATCTTCACGTTCGATAAGGAATGCGGGAACATTGAAGGTATCTCTGTACTACGTAGTGCCTACAAGCACTGGTATTATAAGGAGCAGCTCTACAAGATCGACGCCATTCAAAAGGAACGTCACGGTATTGGCGTTCCTGTTATTAAACTTCCTCCGGGGTACAGCAAAGCGGACGTCGCTACTGCTCAGCAACTTGGCCGAAATCTTCGTACGAATGAGCGTGCTCATGTCGTTCTTCCTCCTCTTTGGGATTTGGCCTTCGCCAAGCTAGAGGGTCATGTTGTTGATGCCATCAAGTCGATCGAGCACCACAACAAGGAGATTGAGAAGAATATTCTTGGCGCTTTTATTGAAGGCGGTGCCAAGGATGAAGATCAGGTTATGTTCCTCAAGGCAACTCGATTCATTGCTGACATTGTGTGTGAGGTTTTCAATCTTCACTTGATTCCGCAACTGATCGACTTCAACTTCTCTCGTGCGAAGTACCCTAAGCTTCGAGCGCGTCGTATTGGTGAGCAGGCCGACTGGCGCACCATCAGCTTTGCGATTCGGAACCTTGTCGGAGCAGGTATTCTCGTTCCGGACGATCGTCTCGAGCGACACCTTCGCGCCGAGATGGACCTTCCGTTCTCTGATCCCAAGACAGCTCGAACTATTGCTACTCCTCAAGGTTCGCCTGTTGGTCAGGGTACTGTTCGTGATGCAGCTAATCCTACAGCAGCTTCTGGTGTTGCTCCTCCGACAGCACCTGCTGCTGGAGGACCTCGACAAAGTCCCCCAAGTGCACAGCCTCCTAAACCTACTGGCGGTCGTGATGCTTCCGGAGGAAAGAAGTAATGGACTTGTCTCCAGAAGCTTGGGGAGTTGTATCTGCAGTAACTACTGGTCTTCTAGGCGTATGGGTTGAAGTTGTGCGGCGTACTGCTAAGTCAGGTCGGGAAGAGTCGACTAAGAAACAGGACGAGATTATAAAGCAGACAGCTCCTATAGCTAATGGTTTTGCGGATAGTGTTAAGAGGATGTTGTCAGAAGTTTTATCTGAGATGCATAATGTCAAATTGGATATGAAAGATGTTCAAGACAGTATGCGTACAGTGAAAGAATCGCAAGTGGACTTGCATCGAAGACTAGACCACCATCTTGAAGATCACGTAGCGAAACAACGTCGCTCTTGGTTTCGTTAACAAGATATCAACATGGGTGGCAGTCACGCTAGTGTATAAGTTACCATATAGGTAAGAGGGGAGGGACGATGACAGCAGCCCTAGTACTAGGTCAGGTACTTCAGAGTGGTATTATGAATTTGAAGTACAACTCTCAACAGGACTTCAGCGTTTACTTTTGGGACGATGCTGCTAACACTATTCCTTCCAACTTGGCTAGCACTACTGTTACACTAGAGATCGATCAACCTACTACAGCTGGGCTAGTTATTACTGGCGTAGTTGTTGGATCTACCAATCAGGTAACGTTCTCTATTACACAAGCGCAGTCGACAGTCACTTGGTCTAAGGCTGACTTCCGACTCGTATATGTGAATAGTACGAAACGATACGTCATTCTCTCGGGAGAGGTAAGGGTTCAACGATGACAGCTGTAATTGCTCGAGAGCGTGCCACGTGGAAGGCTCATGCCAAGGTAGATAAGTTCTCTACCGATCAGACTCTCTGGGTGTGTCGACGTACGGGTCTCCGTAGGCCTCAGCACTCAGCTTTCATTGCGCACCGGATAGTACCTGAAGATGGTACTATTGAGCGTGAAGACAACCTTCTAACGACTGCTGGCCTGACTCGTCTGATGGCTCTTCTGAACGCTACCGGTGGCCAGGCTGCTACGAACACAGCAACTCGTCTTGGTACTGGTAACGGTGCTGGTTCTGCCGCAATTGGCGACACCGATCTTGGCGCAGCTGCTGGCTCTGCGAACCGTTGGTTCAATATTATGGATGCTACGTTCCCGAGCGTTGCGACTAACGTTCTGACTGCGAAGTCGACGTTTGCATCTGCTGATGGGAACTACGCATGGAACGAGTGGGGCCTCGACATCGGAACACCCACTGTTTCATCTTCTGCTACTGTCAATGCTACTCTTCTCAACCACAAGACTTCGGCAGCTCTTGGTACGAAGGCTTCTGGTTCTAGCTGGGCTCTCACGGTTACTATCACAATCAGCTAAGGACATACCATGGCTGATAATACAACGCTCAATGCGATGGCGGGTGGAGATGTCATCGCATCCGATGATCTCTCCGGCGTTAAGTACCAGCGTGTTAAAGCGACGTGGGGCGTTGATGGTGTTGCTACCGACGTGAATGCTGGCACCCCGTTGCCTGTGTCCGCGGTTGGCCAGACGATTACTGGTTCATCGACTGCGATCGTTGTAGCGACCCCGGCGAACACCGCGGCGCTGGATGTCTCGAAAGCTGGCAACGCCACCTTTATTGTCAAGAATACGGCGGCGGCGAGTGCCTGGGCGGGCGCACCGGTGCTGGTGTTCGAGCAATCGGACGACTCGACCAGCTGGGCGCCGCTGGGCGTGACGCGCTCGGACACGAGCATTTCCGCCAGCACCTTCACTCTTGGGGTAGGGGCAGCAAACGCTGAGCTGATGTTTGATGCGGCCCTTGAGGGCGTGAACTGGGTACGTGTCCGGTGCACGACTGCGCCAGCGACCAACGGCCTGACGATTGTGATTCAGCCGGGTGGGATGCCGTTCTCACCTTCGGTGACCGCTTTCATTCAGGGCCCATCCTCGGTGACCAGCGGCGGCCCGACGTCGGTGACGGCGGCAACGACGGACACGCTTCTGCTGGCGGCCAACCCGTTGCGGAAGGGTGTCACGATTTTCAACGACAGCACCTCCACGCTGAAGGTCAGCTTAGGGACGAACGCAGCCTCGGCCACGGCGTTCACCGTGCTGATGGCGGCAGCTGGGTATCTTGAGGTGCCTTTCGGGTATGTCGGGATGATCAGGGGTATCTGGTTAGCCGCGAACGGCTTCGCCCGGGTGACAGAGCTGGTGATCTAATGCCTCTTTATAACCCGGTGGACTTACAGCCGCTCCCGAACCCGTGGCGGGCCTTCGGGCACTCCTATCTGAATGTGACCGCCGGAACATTTGATCAGACGGGGCGCACAGACGCATTGGTGCGCAACCGTCTGCAGATCCCGCTGTCTAACTGGACCAACAGCGCGGTAAATGGCTCGAAAGTCACCTGGTCCGGGACCGCCGGCAATGCGCTGATGCATGGCGGCGGCTGGACCACGGCCTTTCATCAGATGCAGATCAATCCGCTGCGTACTGGACCATACTCAGCTTTCGGAGGAGCGACCCTACTGCTCTGGGGCCTGAATGATCTCGGTCACATGAGCAACACTACGCAGACCCGGACGGCTTACAAGGAGGCCATGCGGGCGGTCATCTCCCGGGCCCGGGCTGGGGTGGTTCGCCCGCACACCGATGCCTCGATTGCCTATGGGGCAGGCTTCACATCGGTGGCTGCGGTGGATGCCTCTACCCTCGGGACGATCCGCCGTGCGACCACGACGACTACGGCGACCATCACGATCACGATCCCGGCGGACTACGCCGGAGAGGTGATCGGACTCGGGTTCCTCGGGAAGCCTGGTACCTCTGGCGGAACGATTACCTTCAGCGGGACGGCCGGGCTCACCGGCACGTTCTCGACCAGCAACATCACTCCCTCCGCACCGATCACCAACAGCGCCTACGTCGCTGCGACCAATGGGCACATCGCCATGGTGAAGCGGTATACCGCGCCGGTCACCGGGGCTACTCAGACGATCATCTGTACGGTGACCGCGGTCGACGCTGGCTCGCCGCAGATCGATTTCGATAGCTACTGGCTGGAGGCCCGCGCGGCCCCGCCGGTCATCGTGTGCAACATCGCCCAGATCCCGCTGGCTGGGCAGACGGCGACCTACACAGCCTGGACGACAGCACAGCCGACGCAGGCGAACCGGGATGCTGATGTCGCTTCCTGGAATACTGCTCTGACCGAGGTGCAGGCCGAGTTCGATTCAATGGTGCAGATTGCAGACTGCGCAAGCGCGCTGAATCCTGTTACCGGGCTTTTCGGGTCGGACAATCTGCACCCGAATGAGTACGGCGCTGCCCGTCAGGTCGATGCAATTATGGATGCTATCGGCAGGCTCGTCCCGACTACAGTGCTGGGAAGATCTGCAAGCATGGCTCCGCCCGCGATTCTTGCTGCTGCTGACCGGCGTCCGCACGTGATGCTGGGCTGGCACACTGGCCAGGCCACGGATGGCGGGGCAACGTTCATCACGGCTGTTGCCGGAAACATGTTCGCCTTTCCCTTCGTAATCTCCGAATCCTATGACCGCTATGACACTATGGCTATCAAGCTGGGCACGGCGGTCCTTACTGCCTCGACCATTGTGCAGCTGGCGGTATACAACGACGTCGACTGGTCTGGATATCCTCAGCGGCAGGTTGGGGTATGGGGTGGTTCTGGCCTGAACTGCGGCACCACGGCGAGCGCCACTCTCACCGTGTCCTCGGTCTGGGAGCCCGACCAGGGTCTGTTCTGGCTGACCTTCAAGGTCATGTCTATTGGGACAACAGCGGCTAACTTCCGCCGGCTGATCGGGCCCGAGCCGCACATGCCCATGATTTCAACGACGGGAGATCTCTCGGCAGGGCAGGCAGCTGGCTGGCAGCTCACCGGGCAGGGTGTCACCTCGGCGATGCCCAGCCTGTTCCCTGCTGGCGCGACCGCAGTTGTGCAGGTCCCGTACATCGGCCTGAAGCGTGTTGCCGCAGGCTAATAAGGAGGGTAGTCGTTGACACTTCTTACCCTCTTAGCGCCCTCTGTATCTACACCTACGGTTGTATTTGATGCAGTCGGTCCTTCATCTGCAGGTTATGGACAGTCTACTACCACTACTCCAGCTACATGGTCTCATACTTGTACTGGAACGAATCGTTTGCTCATTGTTGGTGTAGCTGTCGGAGCAGCTACTACAGATGCTAGTATTAGTCTATCTGTAACATACAATGGTGTTTCTATGACGTCTGTTCTTAAACGTCATAGCAATGACCAGACCACTGGCTTTGCTGAACTGTTCTACTTAATTAATCCAGCTTCTGGTGCTAATACTGTTTCGGTTGCTATTACTGGAAACACATCAATGACGAGCCTTGAAGGCGGCTCGATATCGTTTACTGGTACACATCAAACTAATCCAATAGTTTCTGCGCATACTACTTCTGCAGTTGGCGCATCAGCTACTGCAGCGGTTACAGTAACGTCAGTTGCAAACGATATGACTGTTGATCTTGTTGCTGCAGGATCCGATCTTGGTGCATCAAACAAAACTGCAGCCTGGATTAAAAATCAGGATCTCGGCAGCGGTGCAGGTAACGCTGCTATGGCATATGCTGTTGGTGCAGCTACAGTTGCATTTTCTCGTACAGTTACAACATCTGACTGGTGGGTAGATATCGGTGTCGATATCCAGCCTACTAGCAACTCTAGCAATCTATCTGCGTCAGATACAGCTGCAGGTACAGATGCTTCTACTGTTTTGTCTGTCACTACCTCTTCAACAGATACTGGAACTGGAACAGACGCATCTACTACTCTATCTGTAACTACTTCTTCTACTGATACAGGAGTAGCCACAGACGCTGTTACTAACTCTGTAGTAACTCTTTCTGCATCCGATACGGCTACTGCTACAGATGCTGTTCTTCTCCTAGTTATTCCGAAGAGTGATTCAGATACTGGCATAGCAACAGATGCTGTAACGATCTCAACTAATACACTTTCGAGTACAGATACAGGTACTACAACTGACGTAGTAAGTACCTCTGTCAATACGTTAAGCTCTACTGATACTGGAACTACAACAGATATTGTTACACTACTTGTTATTCCTAAGTCTGATTCAGATACAGGAACAGCTACTGACGCAGTAACTACTTCTGTTCGTACGAGTTCTACTACTGAAACTGGTACAGGAACAGAAACTACATCCATTGCTGCAACGCTAAGTGCTACAGACACTGGTACTGCTACAGACACAGCCATTAGTGTTGGTGTACCAGTGTCTGCAGTTGATACTGGAACTGCTACTGATGCAGTAACTGTCCTAGCTGTTTCACTAAGCGATACGGATAGTGCCTCTGCTTCAGATACTATTACTGTTAAGACTTTCACTACGACAGATACTGCTACTGGAACAGATGCTGTTAGCTCTGTTACGGTTATAGCATCTAGCGCGGATTCAGCAACTGCAACTGAAGCCATAACTGTTCGAGCTATCGCAGATATTGATACTGCAACTGCTACTGACGTTGCAACTAACGGTAACAGAACTATGTTCCTGAGCGATACAGGAACAGCTATAGATGCTTTCATAAGTCTAGATACTGGCAGTACAACATCGAAGAGCGACAGCGACTCTGCTACATCTACAGATGTTGCTTCTTTGACTGTGTCAATCAATGTTAGTGACACAGCTGTGGTCTCTGAGAATGCCACGTCCTCGGCGTCTCTCTCGGCGTCTGACTTCATGGTTATTGCTCCTGAGTCGTCCAGCATTACTATTGTTTCCAACGTATCTGATACTGCAACTGGCATTGATGCTATTGCGGGGAAAGATATAACAGTCGGAGATGTTGCTGTAGGAATTGAAGTAGTTACTTCCAGTAGTGTTAATCAATTCACTGGAGATACTGCTACTGGATTGGAGAGTAGTAATGTCTCTGCTTCAGTTAACGATGGTGACTTTGGTATTGGTAACGACTTTGCCTCGGTTATCAGTCGCGTCGTTAGCGATATTGCAACTGCTATTGAAGCTGCTTCTATCTTTGCTAATGTTTCAAGCTCTGATACTGGAACAGCTGTCGACAGTAGTAGCTTGTTCCTTACAATTTTTGTTAGCGATTCTGCTACAGGAATCGACTTCGTTTCAGCACTATCACGTTCCGTGGGCGATCTGGCTTCCGCTTCTGATATTGCCTTCCATGTATCTAAGAGCGATACAATTGCAACAGTGTTCACTCTTAGTTGGCAGCAATACAGCCTTTCCGCGACAGTAGCAGTTAAAGTAGTAACTGCTTCGTCTACATCTCCTTCTCTTACTAGTGCTGTCAATACTAAATATGTGACAGGTACTAGAGCTCCTCTTAAGTATATCACGTCTGATGGAAGTATTACCATTATATCGTAGTAGGTGTCGTTCAACACATGGTATAAGTTACCATATAGGAAGAAGGAGGCTGAGATGAAGACCGCTGGTTATTGGGTAGACCTGTTCGGGATTACAATGTCCAACGAAGGTACTACTTGGATCCAAGCAATGCCTCTTGGCACGTACCAGCATCCGATTCACGGAACGATTGATATCACGACGGATCGTGTTCAGCGATTCGCGGCGAACGTCAATGCTAACGTTCGTGGTCAGGATCTCGACATCGATTACGATCACAAAGACAAGTCCGGAGAAGCTGCTGGTTGGGTTCGTAAGGCAGAAGCTCGTAGCGACGGTCTTTGGCTCGCTGTCGAGTGGACAAAAGCTGCTGCTCAGAAGATCAAGGACAAGGCGTACAGGTACTTCTCGCCTGAGTTCGTGGATGAGTGGAAGCACCCCAAGTCTGAGCAGATGTTCCAGGATGTTCTGTTCGGTGGTGGGATTACTAACAGGCCGTTCCTGAAGGACATCCTGCCGATCAATATGTCTGAGCTCCTCGCGGAGCCGAAGCCCACAGGAGGTACTAGTATGGACCCGAAGCTTCTTCGTGAGCTTCTGGGTCTCCGTGAGGATGCTACTGACGCCGATGTTACTGCGGCGATCAAGAAGCTCCGTGAGACCCCCGCACCCCCGACGCCTCCGACTGACGAGGCTCTCAAGCAGCTGGCGGAGTCCAATCCCGTCATCAAGCAGCTGATGGAGACGCAGGCTCTCCAGGCCAAGCAGCTTGCCGAGACTCAGACGGCACTTCGCCTGTCTGAGATCACGACTGGCATTGCTAGCCTGTCTACTGGCAAGGACTGGGCCTTCCCCGCTGTTATGCTCAATGAGCTTCCTGCAGCGATGGTTCAGATGCCAAAGACTCTGAGCGACAAGCTCATTGAGATTCTTGGCAAGGTTGCTGAGACTGGCCTCGTCCAGCTCAAGGAGAAGGGTAGGACTCGTCCTGGCAAGGGCGAGAGTGACAGCGATGCTGTCAAGACCTTCACCGACAAGATCGCGAAGGCTATGACGGATCTGAAGATGGACTACGCCGATGCGGTGTCGCACATCTCGCTGACTGAGCCCGATTCCTTCGAGGCTTACCGCCAGGCCAGCTTTGCTGGTCGCGAGAACTGAAGGGAGGGAATCTAGATGGGTCTCGGACCGAACTACGTCCTCAGCAAGGGCTTCCTTGGTGAAGGTGCAGCTGCCTTTACTAAGGGCGAGATCGTTGTCATGGGTGCTGCTGTGCAGGGTGCTGCTCGTGCTACCTCCACAGGTGCGACCAACAACTTCCTTGGCGTTGTTTCTGAAACCGTTGAGGTCGCCAAGATCACTACGGGCAAGGCTGAGGTTCAGGTCGACATCATGGGCATTGCTCGAGTGATTGCAGGTGCTGCAATTACGAAGGGTGCGAAGCTCACGAACGACACGTCCTGCCGCGCCACGCCGATCACTCGCGCTGGTGCTGGTGCTCAGCCACAGAACAGCTTTGGCATCGCTCTTACCACTACTGCAACCGTTGGTGAGCACATTGACGTGCTGCTTACCCCGGGCGCTTCTTACTGAGAAGGAGGTGTAACAAATGGCAGTTTGGAGTCCTACTGGCTCTGGTTTGGTCCACCTCGATCAGATTCTCACGAACGTCTCGATCGGTTGGCCGAACAACGCGCTTGTTGGTGAGCGTCTCTTTCCGACGGTTACTGTCAACAAGCAGTCGGGCAAGTACTACATCTTCGGTCGTGAGGCTTGGCTGACGGAGACGTCTGACCTCCGAGCTCCTGGTACCGAGGCCAACGAGGTTCCCGGCTTTACGGTGTCCAACGACACCTTCTACGCTCAGGAGCACGCGCTGCAGATTGCAGTGACGGACGAAGAGCGTGAGATGGTGGATAGTCCGTTCGCTCCTGAGCGCGACGGTACCAACCTCGTGACGTCCAAGATCTGGCTGGCTCGTGAGGTTGCAATGCAGACCCTCGTGAGCGTTGCGGCGAACTACGCCTCGGGTCTAAGCACCACTCTGGTCGGTACTGCTCAGTGGTCGGACTACACAGGCGCTTCCCACCCGATCAAGGACATCCGCACGGCTATGCGCGCTGTCCACGCCAAGGTGTTCTTCGAGCCGAACACTGCGATCATCCCCTACGTGGTTATGTCCTACATGGAGGACCACCCGGATCTTATTGCGCGTATTCAGTATGCTGAGCGTGCGATTCTGACTCCGGAGATCATCGCAGCTATCGTTGGTATTCAGAACGTCATCGTTCCTGGTGTCGCTCTTGCAACCGGTCCTGTCGGCGCTCTCGGCAATGCTGTCACTGCTGGTTACCTGTGGGGCAAGGATGTTGTTCTGGCCTGGGTGCCTTCGAGCCCTGGCCTGAAGATTCCTGCCTTCGCTTACGAGTTCGCCTGGACCTTCGGTGGTACTCCTCAGGTGGTCGACAGGTGGCGTGAAGAGAAGCGAGCGTCTGATCTCCTTCGTGTCCGTCGACGCTACGACCTGAAGCTCACGGGCGTCGAGATCAACCCGGCATCTGGTGACTTCAACAAGCTGGTCACTGGGTACATCATCAAGGCAGCCGTCCTGTGAGTGTTTTCTCTCAGAGTAACATGTCTGTGTACGAGAACAAGGAGACGGCAGGACCTGCTGCTATCGAAGTAGTTCTCAACCACGGAGGCACTTCCGTTCCCCACCAGCAGGTGACTTTGAACCTGGCGCTCAACAGTGCTGCTGCGTCAGCTTTCGACGTTACCAAGACCTACTCGGTTACGATCGAGGAGGAGGCGTAATGACTGTTGCTCTTACCCGCATCCTTCATGGTGAGCCTGGCGAGAAGGACCTCCGTGAGATCGCGGAGGGTGCTCCTGTCAAGGAAGATGACTTCTCTGAAGAGGACTGGGCAGTTCTCGTTGCAGCTGGGGCTGTTGGCGAGCCTGTTGTTGCTCCTGCCGATGTCATCGACGAGAACGAGGCTCTGAAGAAGCAGATCGCAGCTCTCAAGGCTCAGCTTGCTGCGAAGGTCAAGGCCGAAGCTCCTACCAAGTGAGGCAATGACTCATGGCAAACATCGACGTCCAGGAAGCGCAAGCTTGGTGTGAGACTACCAAGCTGAATCTGGGTACCGCTCTGGACGGCGAGCTTGAAGCTAGTATCACCTCCCAGGTACTTACACAAGTAGCGCAGGTGTTCGACACTTCGAGCTGGGTCGATAATACTACAACTCCTAAGTTGATTCGTAGTATTATCTCCATGTACTATGTAGCTTGGATTTATGACCGCACGTATGCTGAAGATTCTCCTGCAGGTTCTAGGAGCTATGCAGACAAACTCAAGACGCGTGCGGACTCTCTACTAGAAGCAATTATGTCTGGTAATGTTACGTTGCCAGAAGCTACACCTACTGTCGATACGGGATCTCCTTACTTCTATCCTACAGACAGTTCTTCTGCTCTTCCTGCCGATGATGACGACACAAGTCTTGGTCCAGAGAAGTTTACTATGGGGGTGATCTGGTAGTGGCTGGTCCTACTTTCAAGCAACTCCAGGCATCCGTTGGCAATGGTCTCTCTTTTGAGACTGAGTTCTATCCTCCTTTGGCTATTGTTGCTTCGCGCATTGACGTTCTTGGGGCAATGGTTACTAGCTTTGAAGAGCCGCTTAAAGAGTCGCTTACAAAAGTTGTACTTCCTAGTATTAAAACCAACTTCTCTGCTGGTGGACGTCCTACTTGGCAACCACTGTCTGAAGCTACAATGGAAATCAGACAGCGTTTTGGTCAGGGTGGTAATAAGACACTTGTTAGATCAGGTGCGCTAAGAGCTGCTGTTACCAGTATGAGTTCTTGGTTAGTTACTGATACGGCTGCATCTCTCAATACCTTCCCAGAGAATGTTTGGTATGGAGCTATTCAACAAGACGGCTATGGCGGTATGGGTGGTGGACAAAAGGTAAAAGGTAAAACCCTTTCGCAGATTGTCGCAAGTGCAGGAGCTACGGGCACTACTGTTGCTGCTATTCCTGCACGTCCATTCATTATGCTTCAAACTGAAGATGAAGACAAAATTGTCGACATCTTCATGATGTGGCTTGGTAGGAAGATCGAGGAGGCTTATCCCTAATGCCTCTTACCGACTCTCTTGTCGTTGTTACTCAGTACTTGTTTGACAAGTTCAATGTCCAGAGCGTTAAGGACCAGTTTGGTCTGACTGATGTATTTTATGGCGATCAATCTTTGATTCCTCGCAGTCCTGCTATGTGCATAGAATCAGGACCAAAAGATCGTCAACTTCAAGGTGCTATGCGTAGAACACAGAATAACATAAGTGTCTTCCTTCTTTTGTATCACAGTGAAATTCGTTCACCACAGAGCAATAGAAAAGATGCAGACACTTTAGCAGAAGCCATAGAGCTCTTTGTCCATCAGGACAAGACGCTAGGTGGTTTGGTCACTCACTGCTATTGCACCCAAGTCGTTCCTAGCTACGTTACAAAGTCAGACCAGCCAATGAGAGCCGCTCGTATTGTAGTGGAAGCTACAACTACGACCAATCTGCCCTAGGAGGTGCACGATGCCTTACAAGTTAAAGCTTAACCTACCCTACCTCGGTGAAGGGCAGAAGGTGGCTATCAACGGTCTTGGTGAGTTTGCAAATGGGACTCACGACATCACAGATGAAGAACACGATCTGTTTCGTCGCCTGAATGTTAGCAATGATCCTAAGACAGGCAAATTCGTTGATGGTCCTACTCTGGTAGAGGCCTTCAAGGATCGTAAGGATGTTACTGTCACTGTCACAAAGACCGTTGCTCCTGAAGGGAAGGTGAGCTGACATGCCTCAGGGCATCGGTGCAAGTGGTATTCTAGGGCTTGCTCCAGAAACCGTAGTGGGAACGTATGTAGCTCCCACTAAGTATGTACCCTTCATGAGCGAGTCGATCAAGGCTGCTAGCGACAATATCGATCGTCGTCCTGTTCGCCAGTCTGCTGATATTATCGGAACGGTTCCTGGTAATCAGCACTTCGAGGGCGACATCGAGATGGAGGCTTTGACTGACTGTGTTCCCTACTTCCTCAACGCTTCGCGTCTGACTCTTGTCAAGACCGGTACTACTCCTCTGATCTATACTGGTACGCCTACAGCAATTGGTGTACCAACGAAGACAGTGTCTCTGACCATCGTGCGTAACGGTATTGTCTTCGGATATGCAGGGTGTGTAGTTGGTGGATTCAACTTCTCACTCAAGGATGACGGAAGGTTGATGTTTAAGCCTTCTATCGTTGCGTTGTCCGAAGCTCCTCAGAGCTCACCCACTGCTACCTGGCCGACTACGATTCCTTTCGGCCCTGGTATGTACAGTCTACAGATTCCTACAGCTTCTCAGGTGCTCGATGCTGACACACTCGAGTTCACTGTTAACGACAACGCAGAAGCTCAGTACCGCATGAAGTCTTCTGGTCGCGGCCCTTCATTCATCAAGTTTGGCGAGCGCGAAGTAACTCTGAAGACGGAACGCGACTTTGTTACTCGTACTGAGTACGACAACTTCAAGAACGTTACGTCTCAGGCAATCACCCTGAACGCCATTCAGGATGCCAACAACGAGATCGACATCATCCTGAATGCTGCACCCACCAACACCTACGAAGTTAACATAGGTGGCCAGGGCGATCTGCTTCGTGCACAGATCGAGTACTTGGGCAACGCCAACGCCGGAGGAACTTCTTACTCGATTGTCGTCAAGACTCTTGAGTCGTTCGTCCCGTAAGATACCACAGGGCCTAAGTCTTTGAAGGGAGACAAAATGCCTGTCGCAACAATCGATTTCGATGAAGATGGCACTCGTCACGAGCTGAAGACTCTTGAGGGTGCATTCGTTATCCTCAGGCGCATGACCTACGGTCAGACTCTTGAGCGACGTGCTATCATGAAGCTGACGTTCACCACTCAGAAGGGCAAGAAGAACATCGAGGGTGAGATGGCGATGGGAAACCGTCGCGTTCAGCTCTACGAGTTCCAGCACTGTGTCGTTGCGCACAACCTTACCGATGCACAGGATCGCCCACTCAATCTTGGCGACCCTGTGGTGCTCGATAGGCTAAACCCCCGGGTTGGCCAGGAAATCGAGTCGCTCATCTCCGACATGAACAACTTCGAGGATGACGAGGACGAGACCCAGGGAAACTGAATGCCCTGGTCGAGGCTTCTTATGTGCTGAACAGACCGATCGATGACGAAGAAGTAGCACTGTCTATCGAAATATCGGTGCAATGTAAAGCCTATAGATGCTTACCTCGATCAGGGGGATTACTCGATCAGGATCCGTACCATCTAAGACTTATGACAGCGGGATTCCGAGCTATCGCGCTGAAGGAAAAGATGGAAGCGGACAAGAAGCACTGAAGCGGAGGATCTTGTGGCCATCTCGACGCGGGAGCTGCTCCTTATCCTGCGTGCGCGTGATGAGGCTAGCAAGATCCTCCGTGGTGCTGCCGGTAGTATTGGTAGTGTGTCTGCTGCTGCACAACAAGCTGCCCAGAGGCAGATTCAGCAAGGCGCTGCAATGACAACAGTTGGCGTAGGCGTTGCCTATGCTGGCCTTCAGGCAATTCAATTCTTGAACGACGCAACTAATGCTGCAATGGAGTATAATCGTCAAGCTGCTTTGACATTGACTCAGACTGATGGTCTTGGTGCTTCAATTGAGCAGATCAAGACTATTGGTAAGGATGTTGCAAGCAGCATTCCTGTAGACTTTAAGAAGATTCAGGATTCTCTATACGACATCTTCTCCTCTATGAATGTTAATATGCCTGAGTCGAAGAAGTTATTGACGGAGTTCTCAAAGGCTGCAGTAGCTGGTCAGGTTGACCTTCAAGATGCATCTCGTGCTACCATTGGTATCCTAAATGCATATGGCATGAAGGCTTCTGATGTTAACCGAGTGAATGATATTATGTTCCAGCTCGTTCGCAAGGGCGTTGGAACTTATGGTGAGTTTGCTACTACAATTGGTCGAGCCGTTCCTTCAGCTGTTCGTGCTGGTCAGAGTGTTGAAACTCTAGCTGGCATGCTAGCGTTCTTGACTCGTAATGGTTTGAGCGCTGCAATGGCTTCGGCTTCTGCAGGTCGTGCTCTAGATGCAATTTCGAACTCAAAGACTATCGACCACCTTGCCAGTCTTGGAAAGACTATCAGGTCTGCCCTTGGTGATGAAGCAGCAATTAAAATATTTGGTAAAAATATCGACGACATGTCTATTAAAGTCAAGGACTCTGCAGGCAATATTCGTCCTATGACTGCTATTATGACCGACATGGGTCATGCTATTGGAAACCTTCCAACAGCTGATCGTGCAGCTGTTTTGCAACAAATCTTCAAGAGTTCTGGTGGAACTATTCAGGCTCGCCGATTCTTTGACATTGCTATTAAGCAGTTCGGCCAGTTTAATGATTTGACTAACCAGATGATTAACTCCAAGGGCGCTATGGAGGATGCCTATAAGGTTATGTACGATACTCCTGCTATGAAGATTCAGCTTCTCTCCAACAAGTGGGAGATTCTGAAGACTGTTATTGGCGATATCGTAATGCCCATTAAGGGTGCATTTGCAGGAGCTCTTGCTGATCTTATTCAGAAGTTTACCGATCTTGATCCTAACATTCAAAAGAACATTGTACAATTCTTTGGACTAGTTGCTGTAGTAATGGTTGTAGTCGGAGTAGTTGTTGCTCTGGCTGGTGTATTCTTAATGCTCTCAGGAGCAGCAGCACTAGCGGGAACAACCGTCGGTGCCTTTATGGCTCCTATTCTGTTGCTAGTAGTAGCAATTATTGCTATTGCTGCAGCAATATATTTGGCTTGGAAAAACCATGATATGCTTTGGGCTAAGGCTAAAGAAGTATGGAATAGCATAGCTCCATATGTTATGCCTGTAGTTGATGCAATTAAGAACTTTGGTCATACCATTGCTAACATTGTTATGCCAATTCTAAAAGACCTCTGGAATACTATTAAGAGTGCTGTTCAGCCTACGCTCAAGGACCTTAAGGGTGCATGGGATGAACTTGTTGCAGCTTTGAAGAGTGCGTGGAATTCTCTACAGCCATTCATGCCCTACTTCAAGATGCTGGGCATAGTGGTTGGTGTTGTCCTTGTAGGTGCAATCGTTCTTGCCTTCGGTATCATTGTTGCAGTTATTAGCGTAGCAGTTCGAGTTGTTGTAGCTGTCATTCAAGCTTTAGCACAGATTATCAAGGGCATTGTCGAAGTTGTTGGCGGTGTCATTTCGCTGATCGCTGCACTGCTAACTGGTAACTGGTCTGCTGCATGGGAGGCTGCTAAGCAGATCGTTCGAGGCTTTGTTGACATTGTCGAAGGACTTTTCAAAGGCCTCTGGAATGTTCTTGTCGGAATCGTCAAGGGTTTGTGGGATGGCGTCGTTGCTATCTTCAAAGCAGCATACAATATTCTAGTTGGACATTCTATTGTTCCTGATCTGGTTAATGCTATTGTTAGCTGGCTAGCTTCCTTGCCTGGTAAGGCTTGGAATGCTATTTCTGGATTCGCCTCTATGCTTTACAATTGGGCAAGTAATGCCTTGGGTCGAGCTCGTGATGCTGTTGTTACTGGTGCAAATAATCTTGTTTCCTTTGCAATTAGTATTCCAGGTAGGATTCTAGGCGCTCTTGGTAACCTGGGCTCTCTTCTTTTCAACGCAGGCGCAAGTATTCTTCAGGGTCTTATCAACGGTATTGGTAGTATGGTTCAAACAGTCTACAACAAGGTGTCGAGTGTTGCATCGACTGTTCGCAGTCTCTGGCCATTCTCCCCTGCCAAGGCTGGACCGTTGCGTCAGTACCCAATGGATAAGGCTGGACAGAACTTGATGAAGATGCTTTCGCAAGGAATTGAGTCTAAGCGAGACTTGATCCTGGGAAGCATGAAGAAGATTTCTATGGACGTGTCAACCGCTATGCCGAGCAACCCTGTGGTGCCTGATTGGCGAGGGGGCCCGTCTGGCGCAGGTAGTGATGGATTGACACAGAACTTCCATATCACTACGCAGGAGATCGATCCTGTAAAGCATGCAGCTGATCTTGGTTGGGAAATTTCTAGGAGGCGTGGGTAATGGCGGCTCCGAGCCTAAACGACTACGAGTTCCAGTTTAAGGATGCAGGTGTAGGAGTTCTTCTCAATGGGACTTCTGCAGTTCCTTTCTGGGATGTACAAAAGGTTACTGGTTTGTTTGACTTTGCTCCACTAGAAGTAAAAAGCCTCGATCTCGATGGTCGTCATGGCTCTTCGTTCTATGCTAAGTTCTTTGCTGGTCGTACTATCATATTCGATGGTGTTCTCTACGCATCTGTTTCGGATTTTGATACTCCTCTATATGCACTCAAGAACACTATGCTTCCTGATAATATTGATTACTCCCTTTACTTCAAGTCGCCTAACCAGATTCAGCGATACATCATGTGTAAGTCTGTTGTAGCGAAGTGTGATGCTGATACAGGTCGTCGCATTGGTCAAGGTGCATTTCAACTTCAGTTCGTTGCAGGCGATCCTAGGGCTTTCATTGATGGTTCACTTGTTAACTGGACTACTGCAACTAACTTCACGTTGACCAACAATGGCAATACAACGTTTGCGCCTATTATATCAATCACCGCAAGCTCCACAACTACAGCAAGCATTACTGTCCTAGATGTTACTGGCAGTGTGTCAATTGCATTTAGTACTGCAGTTACTTCCGGACAGGCAATTGTTATTGATATGGAGAACATGACTGTAAAGGTTGCAGGTGTGCTTCGTCCTGTAGCTATTACTCTTGCTGGTGGAACTTCTTGGCCTTCTGTTTTGGGAGGCGTTGCCGAAACCTGGAAGGTAACATCTAACGTAGGCAATGGCACTGCTACGAACAAGTCTGCGTGGTTGTGATGACTGACTACCGACTCGAAACGCGACTTCGTGATGGTACCTATGTTCAGGCTTTGCCATTTAGAAACCTTCAGTATGAAATGGGTTTCAATAAGCCTTACGGTCATCGTTTCTCGCTACCACTATATCATGATGCTGTTACAACCTCAAGTCTAATTCCTGCGCTACACGAAATTTGGATTTGGCGAAATGGTGTACTTATCAAGGCAGGACCGCTTTGGGACGTCACTCCTGCTAGTGATTCTGCTAATATTGACTGTGGCGCTATGGATATGCTGGATTATCTTGATACTCGACTTACTCATAGTCAAACCTTTTCTGCTATTGATCAAACTGCTATTGCCTGGAATCTAATTAACGCCACGCAGGCTCTTACTGGTGGAGGTCTAGGAATTGTTTCTGGAACTCTGAACACTGGTATCACTCGCTCTGCTTCATGGCGCGACTACGACAACAAGTATATCCTAGAAGCTATTACCGACATCTCGGATATGACGTCAGGGTTCGATTTCAATATCGATCCTGTCACTCGTGCGTTCAATGCCATTTGGCCAAGACCACAGCGGGCTAACAATTTGACGCTCTCATACCCTCAGCACATTCGCAAGTATGGTGTCCAATACATGGGCAAGTACATGCGAAACTCCATTAACGTTGCAGGAGTAGATCCAGCTATCTCCAACGCTATCGATACCACGTCACGTACAACTTACGGCCTTCGTGAGTATGCTGATAGCTATCGTGATGCTCAGCTTATTACTGATCTTAACAACTACGCTTCGAAGATTCGTGATCAACGTAAGGATATTAAGTCATATCCAACAGTTACACTTCAGCAAGATATCATTGATATCTTCGACCCAAGTATCATCAAGTACGGTGACCTAGTTACTGTTGTCATTCAAGATGGTTATGTTCAGTTCAATCAGCTATTGCGTTACATCACTGCGCAGATAACAGTAGACAAGCATGGTACAGAGTCAATCATTCTGTACTTCCAGGATCAGAGGGAGCTGAACTAATGGTAATGTCTCCTGCTGATATTGCTGATTACTACCTTCAGCTTGAGCGCCGTGTTGCTCGCCTAGAGCGCACCTCTACTGTTGCTAACAGTCAGAGTGATACGTCGTTTGTAGGCCTTCTGAATGTTACTGGACTTACTATTTCTTCACAGACTGTTGTTGCATATGGTACAGACTTTCAAGTTTACCTGAAGTTTACCTGGACAGCTATTACTCTTGATAGCAATGTTATTACTGACGACCCTCTTCGTGGGTATTTGACATCCTGGACAAAGGATGGGACGAACTACACCAACGAGCTATTCACTACAAGTACTGATGCAACAATCGCTCCGCTTGCTCAGGGACAGAATATCACTTTCCGTGTTCGTGCTGTAACTCAGAAGAACACTTACGGTGCGTATGCAACAGTCAATGTTACTACTACGCTAGATAACGTTTCTCCCGGTCAGCCTAGTACGCCTACGGCAGTACCTTACCTCGGACAGGTTCGTATATTCTGGGATGGCCTCGCTGTAGGTGGCGGCGCTATGGCCAGCGATACTGTTGGTACTGAAATTCATATGTCCATCAGTAGTATTACGTTCACACCTACCACTGCTACTCTTATTGACGTATTCTATCCTGGTGGTGGCTACTATACTGTAACTGGTCTTACTTACGGCACGACCTACTACTTCCGACTCGTTGCAGTCGATAAGGTAGGTAACCGTAGTGTTGTCAGTACAGGTGTATCTTGTGTTCCTGTTCAGGCAGCAGATGGTGATATTGCAACAGTTAGTATCGGCAAACTGATTGCAGGTATACTAATTGCTGACATGACAGTGTCTGCTCGTATCAAGACTGCAAATACTGGTGCTCGTGTTGAAATGAACAGTTCAGGTTTCCAAGCCTTCAACTCTTCAAATACTCAGACTGTTAATATTTCTGCATCAACTGGTAATGCTACTATTACCGGAGCATTTCAGACTGGTCTTACAGGACAACGAATTATTATTGACTCTTCTGGTACGTATCCTACAATTTATATGTACGATAGCACTACTAGCAACTATGCATATATTAACTCTCCTGGAAGTGGAATTGGTGTTAACTCGTCTTCCAGTGTTGCAGGAAGTGGAACGTACAGTCGATTGTTCCTGAATCCTACAGCGTTATCACTTGAGGTAGTTACCTATAGTGCTGTAGTTGCAACAGGAGGAAGGGTATTCCTAAATAACGGCTCTGGATTCTTGCACGCTTTCGATTCATCGGGAGTTCGTCGTACTGAAATACAGGTTGGTGGCGGCGGGGATATTCTCGCACAATCGTTTTATACTGATGGAACAACGGTAGTTGGACAGATCCAGATGACTGGTGGCGCAACAACCATTACTGGAACTAATGGTTCTAGTAGCGCACTCACTACTCGTATTACTTGCAATAACAACGGAGACGCGAAGCTGGAAGGCATTTCGAGTAACACCGTGCGTACTCTAATAGTGGCTGGACAGGTAGATGCTGCAAATGTTACTTACAATAGTGGCGGAGCAGAACTTGGTCGTGTTGTTGCAGGTCAAAGCGATGTTGTAATGCAATGGAAGGGTGCTTCAAGCGTAGCACAAACTAGAGTAGTTTCAGACGTCTCCAACTCGCGTCTGGAAGGTTACGTCTCCGGTACACTAACTTCTCGAATTACTTGTACTGGTACCAATACTCGAATGGAGCACATTGGTACTGGTAACGGTTTCGAAGGTGTTAGCACTGGTGTGTTCATTCACGGCGTTGTGGCATTCGGTGGATCGCCTACTGCTATTGGTGTCGATGCTGGCGTTGTTCGATTCATGTCCTCGTCTAGCAAGTACAAAGAAGATATTCAAACAGCTGACATTGACGTTGAAGACTTCCTGAAGTTAAGACCAGTTACGTTTGTAGCCAAGGCTGACTTGGATGAAAAGGGTGTTACAATAGAAGAGGCTCATAGGCATCTAGGCTTTATTGCAGAAGAAGTTTACGAACGTAGTTTGGGTCCTAATATGGTTTCCTATACGAAGGGCGAGGTAGAGAGTGTCTACTCGCTAGGTATCGAAGCTGCACATCAAGCTGTGCTTCGATACCTGCATGAAGAGGTGAAGACCATCAAGTCCCATCTAGGTCTGTAGGAGGAAGGGTCCATGACAGACTTCGAGGCAGTAGCAGGACGACTGGCTTATAGGATTGGCCAGCTAGAGTTTGAGAAAGCACAGCTTCAGGCAGAGAATGAGAATGTTCGTTCTCTGATGGCTGGCCTGGAAAACCGAGTGAAGGAGCTTGAGAATGGACGGGATCTACCCTCATTCGCTGTGGCGACCCCTGAGCAGCATTCAGACGGAGCCGTCAATCGGAGTGCCGAGGCTTCTGATCTGGCACACGATGGTGGGATACCTTGGTTCGACGGAGACGATGTTTCGGCAGGACGGGTACACAGGAACTGAATCTACCTTCGGCGTCGGTGGGCCTTGGGATGGATCGTCCAAGGACGGTGTCATCTACCAGTGGCAGCTGTGTACGCGAATGGCAGATGCTCAGTACGACGGGAACCTCTACGCGAACTCGATCGAGACGAGTGACGGCGGAGATCCCTCACGTCCATGGAGTCCCAAGCAGATCGCTGCGATGGTCGCTCTAGGCGTATGGTGGTGTAGGCAGACAGGCAATCCACCTGCGCAGGCGAAGTCGTGGAACGGTTACGGTTTCGGATACCACAGGTTGTTTACGCAGTGGAACAAGAGTGGTCACGTGTGTCCTGGTAACGTTCGTGAAGCTCAGCTGCATACCGAGTTGTGGCCTGAGATCGTTCACCAGCTTCACGTTCCTACCACGCCTACTCCTGTACCTGCTCAGCAGTGGCCAAAGTTCCCTCTGAGGGAGGGTGACTTCTATGGTAGGAATAACAACTCAGGCATTGCTACGCCTGAAGAGGGCCTTCGTACTTGGCAGCGTCAGATGGCTGCGCGAGGTTGGTCTCTTCATGTCAACGGACAGTTCGATGAAGGATGTGCAACTGTCGTCAAGGCCTTCCAGAAGGAGAAGGGACTTGGCGTAGACGAGCGCATCGGACTTCAGACCTGGAACGCTGCTTGGACCGCTACCGTCACGAACTGAGGGAGGGTATCATGGATACAACTGTTATTGTCGACCCGACTGTACTTGCTGTACTTGTCGGAGCTGTGCTCCCTATGGTTACTGCGCTTGTAACCCACAAGCTGGCTGACAGTTCTGTGAAGGCCCTCGTTCTGGTTCTCTTGTCCATCGTGGCAGGATGGCTGACGGAGCTTCAGAAGAATGGTGGAAGTTTTCAGCTCTGGCCTACCGTGGTCAACATTCTGATTACTTTCGCTACCGCTGTAGTGACGCACTTTGGTCTTCTACAGCCTCTCCACGTCACAGGCTCTGACGGAATGATTCAGAAGGTAGTCCCTGGAGGTATCGGAAAATGAAGAAGATGTACGCATTCGTTGTTGCGTTCCTGGCAACGATGGGACTTGTCACGATGGCTGGTGTGTCGCCTGCAGCGGCGTACACCGGAAGCTGGACAAATTCGTACCTATGCTCTGCTGGTATTTCGTACAACCAGGGTCATTACCAGTACGACAGTACACTCGTAAGGGCCGATGGCTACGGAGTGCAGCTGACGAGTGGACACGGATACATCCGGCAGATTTCTACAGTGGAGGGACAGGCATCCTTCGTTGTCGCTCATCGCGACATCAATTTCACTGGAAGCCAGACCTACTCTGCCCAGACAGGGATCTCAGAGAGTTACCTGCCGTTTCTGTACCGTCCAGGGCATTACAACTGGATGTGGGTATACGTCCTGACGAGTACGAACGAGACCTGTTCTGTAAGCTGGGATTTGCCGTAACTCCCTGATCGGCTGCTAGCCCCTTCAGGCACTCGCTACTCGGTCGGGTGCTCCCTTCCTGAAGGGGCTAGTAGTCTATTTCCACCCATCTATCATGAGCTGATTCTTTCTATCAGTTGAGACGCCCTTGTTGTGTATCATATTGAAAAGCAAGTGACCTGTAGCATCCATCGCGTGTTGTGCGTTCGGATACCACAGGCCTAGGTTCAGGAGATTCTTTCGACGAACAAAGCTATTATCTCTGACCTTCCCTTGAGAGGATGACTGAAACGTTAGAGGAACTCTACGCTCTTGGCATAGACTCTTTACTACGCCAATGTACTCTAGCGGAATAAGATTAACACTGTCACGCTCTCTATACTGCTGGAAGGATTCGCAGACAACTGTAAATCCGTAGACGCACTGCATTTCCAGAAGAGTCCTTAAGAGACCATGGTGTTCCCTAGGACCTATCTGTCCCCTATCCCATGTCTCTTCGAAATACTCAAACCTCCCTTCTGGATTCAGCAACCGCTGAGCTGAGTATGTCGCCCAGCCTGTTGTGCCACCTGGATCTAGAGCTAAGATTCGGAAGTTAATCACTCTCAACTTCCTCCCCTCTTAGAGCGGCGAACAGGTCAAGAGCGTTGTCCGACCAGCCTCCTGAAGGAGTCCAAGTGGATATCTCTAGAGCTAATCCCTCCAGTTCTTTGGGCGGTCCATCAATTACGACTGTTCGTTCTGTTGTTGACGTTTTGATATCCACTGTATACCCCTGTGGTCTCTGTGACTTGTATCAAGCGGTTAGATTTGAGTATAGACTCTAAAGGATCTTTGGCTTTATCATTACTCAGCTTCTAGATTCAATCTCGTCTCTCTAGAGTCTAAATAGGTCTAACACGATGTCTCAGGCTGTGAGCTCAGAGCTTTAGAGAACATTTGCCACAGATTAACATATTTTCATGCTCAAAATAGCTCCCATTGTTAGTATGCTTTCCGCATACTTTACATAGATATTCTTGAAGAATAAGAAGCTTACGTACACGTTTACCAGCTCTCTTGTCAAAATTCATAACATGATCCTCTTGACGACATCTTCCAGTTCAGCTTGAAGCTCCGCAATACGTGCTTCGATTTGAGCCTTACGACGGTGAAGTGATCCCCTTCCCTGGATTGAAACTTCCAAGTTCTCTTCAGAGAAGTCTGTCTTGTCCTTTCCCTTGAAGGTGACTCGTTCATCCTCTCGAAGAGGTCGACCGATGTACTTCTCTGCGTAGATGTGGTGGGTAAGTCTCCACCCCTTTGTTGTTCTGGTGTAGTGATATCCGTTGGGAGCAGTACGAGTATCACTGACCTGTGCTGCTTTGCCTCTAGGCATCTCTTATCCCCTCAGTAGCTTTCTCTTCAGCAAACAGCTTATTCCATTCTTGTAGATACATATGGCGCAGTCGTTGATCAGCCCTCTTCCTTGCTCTACCGAGAGCATTCTGTCGCTCTTTATATGCTTCGTGCTTCTTTCTATATTCCGCCATATAATCTGCGGTGGGCATACTTAGACCTCTCCCCAGTTGTGACCGACCTTGTAGTCCGTAGCGAATAGAACGTAATCACCCACGATCGATTTGGCCGATCGAACCATAAGCTCATCGATAACGGAGGCAACTTCTTCTGCGTCATCGGGTGAACATTCGGCCAGAATAGAGTCGTGGACGATGTTTCGAATGAATGCCTTCCCACGAAGCTCCTTCCTTGCCCAGGTGAACGCTTGAAGACACATATCACTAGCTGTTGATTGAGGCATGAATGCTAGAGCCTCGTTCATGATGTCTTTTTTGTTCTCGTCCGTGATCAAACCGAATCGACGTCGTCTTCCGAACGGTGTCTCTAGGTAGTTACCATCTAGGACAGATTGACGTGTCTTTTTAGAAAATTCCACAATCTCCGGAATAACTTTGAAGAAGGCGGACATTCCGGCTCTGGCCTCAGCGACAGGGATACTGTATTCATCAGCGATGCTATATTCAGTACGACCGTAGGAGAGTCCGTAGACGTACGCTTTGACTCTGATTCGAAGTTCTTTCCATTGCGCGGAAGAGAGAATTCTACGGTTGGCAGTTGGGTAGAGTACGAGTGTGAGTTCGTCGAAAAGGTCTCTGTCTCCTCCGTTAAAAATGTCTCGGAAGTATTTGTCTCTGGCGAGGTAGGACAGAACTCTAAGTTCAGCCTGACTGTAGTCAACTTGTACGAAGATGTTCCCATCTTTTGCAGGAACATAAATCTTCCTAATGGAAGATTCTCGAGGAACGTTTTGGAGATTAGGATTTCTACATGCAAGCCGTCCGGTAGTAGTTCCGTGGAGAAGGAATGTGGGGTAAACTCTACCTCGATAGAGTCTGGTTGTTGTCCCTTTGAGATACGTACCATACAGTTTAGCCTCCCTTCGATGTTTCAGTAAGAGTTGACAGAACTGATTGAGAGCCAGATATTGAGGTTGTTCTGCTGTCCTTTCGATAATTCCTTGAAGTGTATCTGCGTTAGTAGATTCGACTCGACACCTGTAGGTCAGTAGTTGCTTCTTAACCTGTAAAGGAGAGTTTGGATTAATCTCCGTATCTGTTAGAGTTTGAATTTCTTTTCTTATTCCTGCGATACTTTGAAGGTAATCCTTGGAAAGCACATTGAGGTATTCACGATCAATTGCAATTCCGTTAAGCTCGACGAACATGAGCTGATTGGATGCTGCAACGAGATGATCGTGGACGGATCTAAGTCCTTCATTGGCAGGTTCCGCGAATCTCCTCTCATACATTTTGAACAGATCATACGTGCAAACAACATCGTACGCGTTGTATCTGTGTAGTATTGAACGAGGAATATTGGCGTAAGACCTTCCTCCTGAAACGTACTGCTTGATTTCGTCGTCATACTGTGGAGCTCCTAGATATTCGACAGCTTGGTGTTTGAGTCCGTGGATGCCTGGCCGTTCGTCGAAGACGTAGCTGGCAAGCATAGTGTCGAACCAGAGTTCAAGAGGCCCAAGCTTTGGGAATAGGCCCGCAAGATCGAACTTGCCATTCTGAGCGACGATGCGTCGGCGTCGGAATAGCTTACCAAGTTCACTGTAAACTTGGGCGTCCAAACAACTGTCAGCGAATACAAATGCTCTTTTTCTGGCGTATGCGACTCCAATACAGAGCATGCCATACCGATTTGGGTGGTCGAAAGCGGTGTCCTTTTCAATATCGACTTCAATGTCGACAACAAGTGGTCCTTCTCTTTGCCATAGGAACTGGATCGCGTAGAGTGCCTCCACTGGAGTTTCAGCGACGAAGTAACTAGGCGGCATCCAAGGAACACGTGACGCTCCTATCTTTCCTACATCAGCGACGAGGTGAGGAAACATATCCCCTTGGCGAAGGCACGCTGCAGGATGGACTGTGGAAATGACATGTACGTTAGGGAGATACGTTGAAGGTCGTCCTGGGCCAACTCGGAGTTTTGTAACACCAGATACCCCGAGAAGAGCTTCAGATGCACTGTTACCGAGTGCAAGTGCTGTTGTGATCCCAATTCCATCAAGCTCGGCGAGCAGTCGCGGTCGACAGCTATTAATCGCGGCTTTAGGAGGCGTCGAACCATCTGCTGGGCGACAGAGACAGGCATTCGTGAGCATTGTTTCCGAACGCTTGATCCCGTGATGTTTGAGTACCATGTTGAGAAGTTTTCCAGATGGCCCAACAAACGGCCTTCCCACTCTGGATTCCTGCACGCCAGGGGCTTCCCCGACGATGGCAAGTTTGGCACTGGGATTCCCAACTGAAGGGACGAATACCCCTCCTCGGCTGAGCGGACAGTTTTCACACTCTGCGTATGGGTGCTTTCTTACTTCGACCATTTCAGCATAGTCTCCACGTTGTACTGGCAAGCAGAGTACTGAGGACTATTCCACTTACTAGTAAAGAAGCTTTCGTCGTTTCCGCGGGTAGGAGGAGGAGTTCCGTATTGCCTATCGACGTAATACCTCGCTCGCCCATACACGTAGGGCATCGAGGTATCCATGCTACGGATGTAGACCGGGGCCCTTTTAATTTCACTGCACCACAGGGGTGACGCGCCTAGTAGATGGATGGATATATTTGGGTACTCGTCGTGTAACCTCTTGGCTAGAAATAGCCGCGCACTCAACCTACCAGGTTTGATTAGTAGTCGAGGGATATGAACTGCTGTCACTACAGCCTTGAAAGCTTCGATCATCTCGACAGCTGTATCGTATGCCTCATGAACTGTAGAACCCTGAGCCACGACGCCAAGACCTTTTGTCCACTTCTCCTTGATGGCAAGGTCAATAAACCTACCTGTCAAGTCGAATGTGTTGAGGGCATTACCTAATGCGTCTGGACATACAATCTCATCGACATTGAATGACATTGCATTGAAGAGAAGAGCCTCCATGTTGAAGGTCTCAGACTCTGCTGCACCGTTGTCCATGATGACGAACTGTGTCGAATCCTGTGCGAGTCTCCTGTAGGCGTTCGCATAGAAAGGGAACTTCAGGAGATGTGGAAGCATCATCTGAACATGTGTCAGACATGTATCATCCAGCATGTCGATTGGAGGAATTAGAGCAAGCTTCATTGCTTCCACCCTTCCTTTGTACCTTTGAATGCTTCGACACCTATTGTGATCTGGTTGTCTTTCGTTGCAGCTTCGAGTCTAGGATCCTCTTCTAGTAGACGTTGGAGCATGAGGATTTTCGCTGCCTGGTACTCAGCATAGTTCACCAGGTCAGCAAGCTCTTCGAGCATCATACGGATAACATCGTTACCCAGATAGGTAAGATGTCCATACTTCTCTTCACCTTTGGCATGACGCTCGATACGAAGTGCCTGAAACTCCTGAAGTGCTTCGAGAATAGCCTTTTCTACTTCAGACATCTTTGGCTCCGAATCTACGTTCGTTCTCGGTACGCTTCAGATCGTATATACGGAGCAGATCGATATTCAACTGGCCTGCCAGAAGAACGAGATAGGTGAAGACGTCAGCTACCTCCATGTCAAGGTCGAATCGAACCTTAGCATCTCCCCACTTGAAGGTGCCGCGTTCGATCTTCTTGACGATGTTAGCTACTTCGCCAACCTCACCAGCAAGAGCTAGTACAGTGAAGGCAACGCTTTCAGCTGTCTGAGGAAACCATCGACGGCTATCCTCCAGAGCCTTCTTTCCTAGTAGGTAAAGTTCAGGAGTTCTGGATCCACTGGAGGAATTCGGCTTTTGCGGTTCGGTCGTGGTCACCAAAGACACCCTTCATACTCGATGTAGTAGTGATTACTCCTGGCTGAGCGATTCCTCTCATTGCCATGCACAGGTGCTCTGCCTTCATAACAACTGCAACACCTCGAGGCTGGAGAGCGTCATCAAGGTAGTTGGCAATGCTTTGGGTAAGTTCCTCCTGTACCCAAAGTCCCTTGGCAATACCTTTAACTACTCTGGCAAACTTGGAAAGGCCAGCGATCAGATCACGCGGCACATAGCCAATCCAGGCGTTGCCATAGAACGGAACAACATGGTGAGCGCAGAGGGTATAGAATGGAATAGGTCCGAGAGTAATCATTTCATCCACGCCATGATTGGGGAATGTCTTGAACTTCTTGTCGTAGTCTGTTTGTGTACACATCTCAGTGAGCATGGCAACAAACCTTTTGGGCGTTTCGGCTCTGTGGTCTTCTTCAACGGAGTCCCACCCCGGCAACCTGCACAGTAGATTACCTGCGTAGAACTCCATCTCTTCCATTAGATACCTCGTTTCGTACGGTCCCAGATAAGATTATGCGTCTGGAGATTGAGTCGCCACTGACGATTATCTTCCAGAGCCCACTTGATTAGTTCTGAAGCTTCTATCTTCCCCCAAACAGGACCATAAAAGATCTCTGGGACCTCGTCGATTCTACGACTATTACTGGCTCGGAGCGCATCCCAAATGGAGATCGCATGATCGTAATCGTTTCGATCTGCAATAGTGAATTTGATAGCGTCCTGACCATCGAGGCGTTTAAAGTTCTCGAATCGATTGGCGTCTTGGTAACTTTCTCCTGATCCTGGAAGTTTCCAATCCATGACCACGTACAGATATTCTTTGACCCAGTCAGGGAAGAGAAGTGTTCCGTTAGTAAAGACTTCTTGAATCCTAAAGTCTCTGTCAATAAGCTCTTCAACAAGAAGGGAAAGATCCTTGTTGTTCTGAAGGAAGGGTTCCCCACCAGTGAAGCAGATATTGTCTGTAGCTGGTCCGACGGACGATATGCGTTCAGCAATTGCGCTAGGGTTGAGATGTAGCCACTCGTGTCGGTACTTTGCTGGGTCGATGGCATGTTGCGTGTCGCAAGGCCAACTAGGGCATCGAAGGTTGCATCCGGCAAACCTAACGAATATCGTAGCCTCTCCAACTCGGGGTCCTTCACCCTGTACGCTCCTGTAGATTTCGCTCAAGCGAAGAGTCACAAATTCTCCCAGTGAGGGTTGTACGTAGCAGAACTAGTAGGAGTTTCCCACACGGTAACTTCATCTAGATGAAATCTGTCGAGATCGAGAACGTCATTCAACTGAGTGAAGCACCATAGGGCGAGGTTCTCAGCTGTAGGAACGTACGGGAGCTGGATTACCCTCCATGTTTGCTCACTCTCGTAGCCGAACTCGAAGGGGATGTTAAGCGCCTGCTTCATAACTTCATCTAGGTCGTAGACGATAAAGCCATGGTCTAGAACGTCATGAATCCTAGTCATCATGACTGACTTGAGGTCTCCGAAGTCAACAACCATTCCTTCGGAAGAATCACCTGCTACTTGAAGAACGCTTCCAACAACAGTAGCACGTACCTTATAGCGATGCCCATGAGGATTACGGCACTTACTATTATGATTAGGCACACGATGACCAGCATCGAATTCAATCTCCTTCGTTACTGCGGTGTTCATCTTTCCTCCGTAGCTTCTCTTTCAGCTCTTCTAGTTCAGGAATAGGCTTACGCTCACGTCCTTTTGGTACAAACTTAGAGTCAGTAAAGAAATGTTCCTGAGGTTTCCCTTCTAGAACGTTACAATACTCTTCAGCCCATACTTGTGAGGCCATCTGGTGTTCAGCTGTCACTAAATTGCCATCACGTGTTAGAGCAACTGTTTGAAGAATTGCTCCTGCAGAAGCTAGGCGATGACGCGCTCTAACTAGAGGATAGAACGAAACCTTCTTTCCTTCAGCTACTGTTCTAATGGTAGAAACAGAACAGCAGATAGCTGCGACGGCTTTGCTTAAGTTGTTGGAGGCTTCGATGAGCCTGAGAACATGTTTGTCATCCCAGTAAGCTTCTGTATCGGCCATGTTTCCCGATACGATCATAACTCCATCATAGTTAGTCATCTCACTAGGATCGACTTTCCAGACAGTGCGATTGATCGTATTGGGGCGTAGCGTGAGTTCGTCTCGAATAGTTGTGTCTTGAGATACAACTTCGAAAGTATGCCCACGCTGACGCATCACACCAAGTGCCACCCAGAGCTCATGTCCGTTATAACGCTTAGCGCATATAACTAGAACATGACTCACTTAGTCACCTGACCCTCTTCTTCCTTGAATCGAGTAGCCACCTCTGCGTCGTCGATAGGAATAGCAATTACATTCCTATCGGCCCCATCACGCCCTTCAGTTGCGTGCTCTTCCTTCCAATCACCCATTGGGTTACCATTCTTGTCGATATCTAGACGCATGAAGTAAATCTGTCCTCCACGCGTAAACATCTTGATGGGAAGTTCGTGATTCCTGATGTAGGAAAACAGGCAACTCTGGAGTGACTGAAGCGACTGCTGAATACCTGTTCTATCCATCATGGCCACATACAGACCTGACTCTAGGAAGGTCTTAGTGATAGGATAACTTACACGTCCACGCCTGCCTTCTCGGTTGTTCGGAACCTCATCCGGATCCACTTCGATGAA